CAACCCTAAGAGATGCTATAATTCCAGCAGGTGAAGACAGTATTGCTAATGTTCCAGTTACTGCGCAAAGTGCTGGCTCAGTTGGAAATGCTGGTATTAATACAATAACACTATTTAATACTCCACCATTTGCTACAGCTCAAGTTACGAATACAAACATTTTTACAAATGGTGCAGACACTGAATCGGATGACATCTTTAAAAATAGAATTAAATCATATTCATCTACATTAGCAAGAGGTACAAAGAGATCTATTTTAGCGTCTATAGATGGTATTTCGGATGAGACAGACGGAAAGCAAGTTGCTTCTGCTATTATAACAGAACCTGCCAATATCGGTCAACCATCTATTATTTACATAGATGACGGAACTGGGTTACAACCATCTTTCTCTGGTCAAACAGTTGATTTACTAGTGACAAGTGCTAGTGGATATGAAGAGTTTTTGCAGTTAACAAATTATCCACTACCTAGACCACAAGTTGTAAACAATGCAGACGCTCCTTTCTTATTAACTGATGGTATGGAGCTTAAAGTACTAGTTGATTCTATTGAAGAAGCAGTTGTTTTTACTGCACTGGATTTTAGAAGCCTAAGTACTGCAACTATTTCTGAAGTAGTAGTTGCTATTAATGATAAAGCTACTTTATTTAAAGCAAGACTAACCGATGATTCAACTAGAATTCTACTTTATACTGTAGATTATAAGGCAGAAAAGATTCAAGTAGTTTCTAATAATGATCTGTTAGACGCAAATACACAACTTAAATTTTCAGTGAATGAATTTTCTTATATTGCATTGTATAAAAATAATGTAAGACTTAAAGAAGTTCAAAAATCAGCATCTATATCTTCTATTACCTTTACTGCATGGAATATTACAGCCGCTGGTAACATTCTTATATCTGTTGATGGAACACCTGATCAAGATAGAAGCTTTGATACCACCGATTTTGGTGGTAAAAACTTTAATGCACTTGCTATATCAGATTGGGTTACAGCTTTTAATGTTAAATTTGCTGGTGTTACAACAACTTCTACAGCTACTGGTAAATTAATTCTGACATCAAATAGAGAAGGGTTGGCTAGTCAAATTGAAGTTACTGGTGGAACTTATTTAGAAAAAATGTTCCGTGGACAAGCCATGAAAGCTACTGGTCAAGATTCTGATTTTGCATTAAATAGACAAAATGGCAATTTACAATTATTAAATCCAACTGCTGTTGGTGACGTTATATCTGCAGGTTCTTCTGATGCAAAAGGAAGTGTTATCTCTGGTCCAGCTTATGGCGGTAATTTTGGTGTAAGTACCGATGCAAATGGTAGGCCAGCTGAAGTAGTAATGGTAATAGATGCTAATAGAGTAGAACCAAGAGTAATTAATTTAGTTGTTGGTGCAACACTTACGCTATCTGATGAAGGCTCTAATATAATGAGAATTATGGCTAGTTATGCTAGTGCTTTTAGAGGTATACAGCTAGAAGACTATATTTATATTGCAAATAGAGGTGATATAAATGGTGCCGGTGATGGTACATGGATAGATATCAAATCATGTGGTTTATTTAAAGTATCTTCAAAGGGTGATCACACTTCAGATGGTATTAATACTTATCTTGAAGTTATAAATGTAAACATGATTGTTGGTGGGCCTTACACTATACAAGACAGTATTGACTTTCAAGCTTTTTACTCAGATAAGTATCCACAACTTTGGAAAGGCTCGATGACAGCTAATCCTGCTGCAGCAAATATTCAAAGTGTTATAAGTTCTATAAATGATAATATAAGAGGTGTCTCAGCTAAAACCTTTAGAACTAATTATATTAAAATAACTTCCATGACAGAAGAAGGCGGAAGTATTGCCATACCAGTATCTATTGGCAGTGCAAGTACTCAATTATTTTCAACCTTTGGATCTGAGAAAACCGGAACCCCTTCTCATATTGCTAATAAGGTTGAAGACTCAGATGCATTCACTACATTCAAAAGAACTATTCCTACTGCTACAAATATCTGGCTTAATAGACATGTATATACAGACATGAAAGGATCTCTGACTTCTGCTGTTGAACCAAGTAAAAATGGTGCTGGTGCATATTCTGAAATATTAACTGATATGTCTGCTAGTTTTTCTACTGATATATCTTATAATGACACAATCGTTGTAACATCTGGTCAAAATAAACAACAAATTAGAAATATTAAATCTATTATTGATGATAACAATGTTGGGACAAGAAATGGCATAGCTAGAACATTATTAGATTATAATATTACAGATGAATATCAAGTTATTAAAAACTTAGAATTTTCTGCAGAAGATAATCTAGTAGCTATCATTGATAATGATGCTATTGCTAAAACTATTGATATTGCTTTTTCAAGAACAGGACAAACCAATACTGGCTCACAGTCCGGAACTTTTAATCCTACTAATTTAGCATTTTCTGCTAATGATGCAGATAATGAAGTAGGTACTGACTTCGGAACATTAGGTGTTTGGGGAACTTTACCTACTCAATCTAATACTAACTTTGCAGATTATGCTGTATGGTTTAAAGCTAGAAATTGGTATGCATCGAATGGTGCTAGTCTTATGCTGAGATGTAAAGAGTATGGACCTATTGGAGATAAGGTTAATTTTAGTGTAAGCTACCCTAGTGTACCAAACGCCACTAATTCTTCTTTTCATACAAATTCCCCTAGTGGAACAAGTGTAATATATACTTTTGGATCTGGAGCAATTGATACAATAAGTACAGCACCTGCAGATAAGTTTTTGGTAACTGATTTAGGTGGTTATAACTTCAGAATAACTTTCCCCTTAACTGTGGCAACTACAAACATAGTAGTTGGTCATGTTATTTCTATATCAACCACATCTGGTTTTTCTACCGCCAATAGTGGTGTCTTTAGAGTGAATGCAAAAAATGATATTAATAGAACTATTGACATCTACAATCCAAATGGTGTGGCAACTATAGTAGGAAATGCTGCGGTTCATAAAGTTCAGTGTATTGCTGATATAACAAATTCTCTCAATGGTACGTATTTTGTACTTAATGCTCCGAATGGAGATACTGTTAAATTTTGGTATGACAATAATAATGGCGGAACAATTGAGCCGAACAATGGATCAACAACAAGATCTTGGGAGATCAATGTTGCAACTAATGCTTCAGCTGTTGCTGTTGCCACAGCAACAGCTGAAGCAATACTAAATGATATAACTATTTTAAGTGGTACAGCCTTTAGTACAGCTACAAATGGTAGTGGTACATTAAGTTTGATAACAGTTACTAACAGCGCTAATGGTCCAAGTCTTCAGGGCGTAGACGGTTCCCCAGGAACTGGCTTCTCTTTTACATTAACTACTATAGGTTTTTCTGATACATATGAAATACTTAATATTATTGATGGAATACAAGTCTTTTCTTTAACAGACACTGCTACAGCGACCATTGCTAGTAAAATTACGTCTGGCCAAATACTAGAAGTTATTGAAGTTACAGCTGGAACTATAATTAGAGCAACCAAAGAAGAAACTGCTATTGCTATAAATGAACTATCGTACGGTCATAATCCAGACCCATTAAGTTTAGTCAATGAACAAATAAGTTTTTATGACTCTTTGAGTCATGTATTAACATTCCAAAATGCTAATCCTAATTTTCAATTAAAAACACCACTAGTATTAAATGGTGTTTCACCTGTATACACAATGAATACTACTGTCGATATCGATCTTTCTGTTGGTGAAAAATTTAAACTAGTTCCAGTAACTATTGATAATATAAGTCACCAACTGACACAAAAAGCACTATCACAGTTAAATATAGTTTCTGATATTGATATTACAAGTTCTGGAAAGAAGATACAATTAAAATCACAACTTCTAGGATCTAGTGGTGCTATTGAAATAGTTGGTGGTAGAGCCAATGAAGCTACATTTAAAATAATTGGTGATTCACAAATAAGTACATATGATAGTAATAATTATCTAGAAATGAAAATCCCTTCTTCTCCAAATACTTTAACTCCTGGACAACATGTTGTTTTATCTAATGACTATGGTGTTGAAAGACTTAATCGTCAAATCAGTACAGATAGTATGGATGTAGCTAAGATTGATGACTCAACTTTTGAATATAGATATAACGGTAAAAAAACAAACTTTAATGAATATGTAAAATTTACGATAGCAGATGCAAACAGTGTTGCACCATCAAGTTATCCTACTGCAGGACTCGTTTGGAGATGGACTCATTCTGATGATGGATCAGTATTGTCTTTAGTTGATGTTGCTGTAGGTACAGTTGGTGCACAACCAAGTAAATACAATGCTAGTGGAACCCTTGGTGGAGCAACTAACGTTGTAATAAACTCAAATACTCCAATAGCAACTACTGCTTTAGACTTTGATATTATTATAACTGGCCAACCAGTTCAAGCCAATTACATAACATTTAGAAATTCTGCTGGTGTAGAATTTGCTATTAATTTTCAAATAGATGGCAATATAACACCCCCAACAGGTGGGACATATACAGCTGCTACAAATAAAATAGCAATAGCAATATTAAGTACAGATACCTCTAATGAAATAATGTCTAAAATAATTTCAGCATTATTAACCTTTGGTATAGTTAGTCACTTTTCTGTGAATATTTCTGGTGCCGCTACTCTTACTGATGTAAGAGAAGGGAATCTAGTTAGTGCAGGCGGCACTTTAACAAATTGGCATAACACTAATAAATCATTAAACTCTGGTGATTCTATAGTTGGTGGATACCCTATTGTAAATGTCAACACAGCAGGTAAGTATTTTGATGTTGTTAATCCTCGTGGTAAAGCAATGACATCTACCACTATAAGTGCATCATCTACTGTCCTAATATCTTCAACTCCGGTAATAGAATGGAAGTTAGCTCATTCTTCTAGAGTGGCAATTACAGATATATCAGTTCTTTCAAATGTTGCAACGGCAACAACAAGTGGTCCACATAGACTCAACATTGGAGATACTTTCTCTACTGTTGACATGATTACAAGTGGAATACCGAGTGTTCCAGGGACTGGCATTGGTACTGTTATATCTACACCTGGACTTAATCAATTTACTTATGCAACATTAGCAGCTAATACGGCTAGTCCTCTATCCCCAGGTGGACTCCTACTTAAAGTTGGTTCATCTAGAACTAAATATAAGATTGAATCACTTGGGTACAACTCTCTTTTTAGACTAAAATGTGTAAGTGGCGATCTTCCAATGTTTAAATCATGTGGGGTTGCAGTGGATGATATATTGTCAATAAATGGAACTACTTTTAGTACTATTAACTCTGGTGAATTCTCCGTAATAGGAATAGATGAGGATTCCATTATTTATAGTAATGTAAGTGCAGTAGAAGAACTTAATACTATTGTTCCATTTAATAATTTTGGAATAAGTGTTAATTGGGTTTCTAATTCTTATCTACTAACAGGTATTGCAGGATCTTTCGCCAATTTAGCTGTTGGAGATTGGATTAAAAAACCAACTGATAATGATACACAATATAGACAAATCTCAGCTTTTAATACTGCTGCTGCTGCAACTGCCACTATTGTAACCTTAGGGTCAAACTATAGCGGGGTTACTTCTACTTCTGTTGGTATTTCTTTTGATCAAAATTCCTCTATAGGTACAGGTATGTATTTACAAGACGAATCTGATATTAAATTATATGAAGGTGATTCAATTAAAATCAGTGATATACTATTTATTACAGAAAATAATAATGTTAATTGGTTTGAAACAGTCAACTCTGGAACATTTACTATTAATGCATGGGGAACTAATGCTACTGATGGTAAAGTCTTTTTAAGAGTAACAAACTTTGCTGGTATAGCAGAGACAGACGCTTTACAAAATGTTATAAATACTAAACTCTCTATTACTGAAGCATCTGGAAATAGATTTTCAACTATTAAACAAATATCTCATATTGCCATAGATGAATTTAACTTTAATCGACGTATAGTATACTTAAGTCCAGGGGATAGAGCTTATAAGTGGGGACAATCAAATGAGTCATCTATTTCAGCTTTAGGTAAAATGAACTATAATAATGACATCACTACGGGAGTAGACGGGTATTTATACTACACTGGTTTATTAAGAAAAGTACAAAGAATTATAGATGGTTATGAACCAGATGCAGCAAACTTTCCCGGCAGAAAGGCAGTCGGAAGTCTCATCGAGATTCTTCCTCCATTATCTAGAAGAGTATCTGTGGCTATAGACATTACAACAAAAGATGGTGTTAACCTAAGTGAGATAAATAATGAGATTATTTCTGCAATAATTAACTATGTTAGTGGTTTAGGTGTTGGAGAAGATGTTATTTTATCTGACATTATAGTGAGAGTTAAGAATATTGATGGTGTTGCCGCTATAACATTTATTACACCAAGTCCATCAGAAGAGAGAATTGCAATTTCTAGTGACGAAAAAGCATTTATAGAAAACTCAGATATATCAATAGGTTAGGTAGAATAACAATATGGCAACTAATAAAAATAAAACAGACAATCTTCATCAACAAATGCCTGCAGTTTTCAACACTAAAGAAAATCCAAACTGGAGTGCACTACTTTCTGCTATTGGTGAAGCGGATCAAGATACCATAGATCTAATTGAAAGTGTTCGTCAGCAGTTTTTTATTAAAACTGCTTCTAGACCCTATATTGACAGACTTGGTACTGCTAACTTAGTACAACGACCGCGCTTTGTAGGTATGGAAGACACTAATTTTAGACAGTTCATTCCTATTATGTCTTATCAACCGAAACAAGTTAAACTTGTTTTAGATAATTTACTAGATTTGTTCTTTTTTAAAGAGAGTACAACTTCTTTTATATTTAGTGGGCAAATTCAACCGTTTACAATACAAGATGGTTGGGAGCTAGAATATAATGTAGACAACACTTTTACAGAAAGAGTTGCATTTAAAGCCAATGAATTTACAAATATTGCTGCAGCCACAGCCAATGAAATTGTTGCTGCAATGAATAGACAAACTACACACTCATATGCAATTGCTTTTGAAAATTCATTAACTAAACAAACTAATATTAAAATTTTTAGTAAGACTATTGGATCTAAGGGGTCAATTGAGATAACTGGTGGTAGAGCCAATATAGCTTTTCAGTTTGAGGGATATAATGTTGAGGCGGGACAAGGTGTTGTAACCGAATGGGAAGTTACTAAAATAGGTGATACTGTATCTTTACACTATACTGGTATTGGCGGAAATCCAAACATTGATAAACTTCAAATAAATGATGTTGTAGTGATAAATAGACCTGGAAATGTTGGTTCTTTTATTATTACGAACGTTGACTCTGTTTTAAATACAATTAAGTACATTAATTTATTTGCAATTGAAGAAACATTTACAAGTTCTGTAGAAAATGATGTAAAGTTTTTTACTCCATTTAAAGCTAATATCTATTTAAAAGATAGAAAAGCAGCAGTATGGGAAATTAGACCAGGTGAGATTATTGTTGAAATACCACCTTCTCCACCTATTGTTAAAAGAAAAAGAGCTGGTTCTGCCCACATAAATGGATTAGACTCTGGTGTTTTAAATATTATAGACACATCTACTTTAGAAATTTCTAATGCTACATCATTCCCTGATACCGGAGCATTCTTCTTTATCCCTAAAAGTGAAATTCAAACATATTTTCCTGCGACACTAGATACTACTAACTTTCAATATAGTGGAAGAATGAGCTCAGATAAACCAACTTATAGATATGCATCTAAAAGTGGAAATATTCTTCAGGGAATATTACCTGCATTACCGGAACTAGCAGGTATTGGGCAGCGCAATTTAATATCCGCGAATAGAGGCGTAAACAACATAATAACATGTACAACAGCAACTAATCATAGTTATAAAGCTGGTGAATCTGCTATTATAACTGACGCAACTCAAGGGATTGGAGCAGGACCAAGTACAAATGGAACCTGGAAAATATTAGAAGTATTAACACCTACACAATTCACATGCTATTCACACGCTGGTCCTTCTGGTGCTAAAGCATCAACTTCTGGAACTATTAGAGTAGAAAGAGTTGGACTTGCTGATACTGGGTCTATTGTTGTTTTGAGTACTGCTACATTACAACCAAATAAAGTTGGTCCGTACTTGTGGGATGTTAATGCTGATTTCGTACTATCTTCTTTAACAACTAAACTAACAACTAAAATTAAAGCTGGAACAACCATGAGAAATGTGGCGGTTACGGAAAATGATATACCTAATTCTGAAAATAGGTTAATATTTGACTTCGGGACAGAGAAACAAGAAGGACCAGTTAGATGCTTTTATAAGCCAAATGCTACATCTTTAGCCATAGATCCATCTTATGTGTTTAAATTTACTCATGATGTTACTTCTGCTGTAACTATGATTAGACGCCGTGGTGGAATAATATTTAGTGGCACTGGTGTTGAATATGCAGGCTACGTGACGGATCCAGCAGCAGCTAGAATTGTATTACAAGAATTAATGCAGGAAGTTAAGAGTGTTGGTGTTTTTATCAACTTCCTAGTGCGCTATCCTGCTTTGTATTATAGTACGATAGACGTATATAAAAGTGGAATTGACCCAGACACTATAAATCAGTAAGTATAATAGTAATATGAAAATATGTAATTATTGTGATAAAGAAGTAATAAGCTCGTAAGTGATATAATAGTAGAGATCATTCAATAAAGGATAGAGTATGGCAGTTTTAGGCAGACTTTTAATAACATCAGCCGAAAGGCTCGATCTCCCAGATTTTTTGTCAATCGATTCGTACATTCAAGGTGATCTAAAATATCTAATGAAGTCATTTGTTGGTGACACTAAGCCCTTTATTTTAAAGGGGTTTGAAGTAATTACCCCTAGCAATTCAATTGGTACTCAAAATATTTCTATTACCGTAGCAAATAGTGTAGTTTATTATCCAGGGTCTTCAGCTGGACCTTATTTTCATGGTTTAGAAGAAGGCAATTTGCTATCAACCCCGCTTATTCCTGAACTTCGCAAGAACTCTACAAACTATGTTTATTTAACACTAACAACAATTGACGCAGCGAAAGATACTAGAGCTCTATGGGATCCAGATAAAAACAGTGGTTCTGGTGGAGAATTTACTCAAGATGTAAATACACAAACAGTTCTTGTAGTAGAGGCAAATGTATCAGTGTCGTCTTTTCCAGAAAATACTATCCCTGTTTGTAAAGTAGTAGTAGGTCCAAATTTTATTATATCTATTCAAGATGCTAGAGATATGATGTTTAGATTAGGCAGCGGTGGACTTAATCCAAACCCACTTAATACGTATAGTTGGAGAAGTGAACCTACATTAGCACATGGTAGAAAAGAACCTAATACAACGATGAATAATGCCTTAGATCCGAACCCTTTTAAAGGTGGTGATAAGAATATTCAAAACCTAAAAGAATGGATGGATGTTGTAATGACTAAGCTTAATGAGCTTGGTGGTACAACTTATTGGTATGAGGATTCATCGGTATTTAATTTAATTAATGTTTTTAAAGATGCCCTTGGTACTTCGATTAAGAGTAAAGGGAGTTGGTCTGCAGATAGTATAACACCTGGTTTATTAGTCTGGAGCGAAGACATTGTTATACAATCTACTACAGACTCTAAAGACGCTATTATTAGAGCTAACTCTAAAACAATAGCCAATAATGAAGTAATGTTTATTGAAAGAGTTAGAAATCAACCTATCAACACAGGAAGCGTAGATGTTTCTTGGTTTAACGGGCTTAACTATGTTAACGGTCAACTTGGTGCTTTTGAATCTTTAAGCAAAGGTGATTGGATTAAAAAATCAGGCGATTCTGATTATTTAAACTCAAGAGTTGAAGAATTTTATGCTGGACTTAATTTAGGTGGTGGAGTAACCTCTCCTGCTAATGCCCTATCTATTAAATTAAATAAAGTATATACTAGTATTAGTGAATCTGCTCAAGCTGAATATTCTAAAGGGATATACTTATTATCTGATATTTCAGTTGTAGATAGAAGTAATCCAATTACTAGTGCTTTAGGCGGTAATTTCTACTGGTTAGCCATGCGATCAGATACTATTATGTCTATTGCCACTATTGATGCAACATCAAGAAATAGTTTTATATCATTAAGTGATGGTATTACAGCAAAAGTATCCTCTACTGATCATGGATTAATGGATGGACAAAGAATTACTTATTCTGATACTACAAACTATGATGGTACATATTCTGTACAAGTAGAAGATGCAGATACTTTTTTTATACCAGTAACATCAGGTGTTCATGCTGATGAAAATTCTGTTCATTTCAACTATGCAACTGTAACAACTAAAGCTAGAAGTACTGTTGATAGTATGGTATTAGAATCTGCTAATCATGGTTTTAAGACTGATGAAAAAATAACTATTGCTGGTACATCTAATTATAATATAGATGATCAAGTTTTTGTAATTAGTAATACAATTTTTACGATACCTATCTCGAGTGCAACTGTTGATGAATCTTTTATTGGGAACACTGCTACGGCTACATCTGCTAATATTTTTGTTAGAACAGATGTTGGTCCAACACGATTAGATAGGGGCGAAAGTAAAGGAATCGGAGCAATTCAAACTGAAAATCTTATGTCTTTTATTGGTATGGATAACCCATCAGAATTATATCCTATTTATAATACCCCATCTAATTACAATACATTAAATAATCAAGTACATTTTAATACTAGTATATCTGATAATTTAAGTGCTAGAGTTTCAAAATTGACTGCTATGATGGCAGATAAGGCACAAGATAAAACAATATCTTATGTTGTCAAAAATATACAAATAGTGAATAATATTTCTAATGGTATTTATAGAAGTATAACAATTACTCCAAAAGTAGATCATATTGCTTCTTTTGATTTTATTCAACCATCTACTGGAAACACTGTTTCTATTAGTTTAGCAGGTACTCTAGATTTGCCTGAAAACAGTGTTTCTTATTTTACTATTAACAGAAATGACAATGTTGTGATAACTGATTTAAGTAATTTAACAGTATGTCCAATAGATGAACTGCCAATAAGTGAAAATACATTTATTTTTGCCTTTAGAACAACTGGCAATGATATTGTGTTGTGGGATAAGACAAATGTTAGAAACTATTCTGACGTTATAGAAGATCTACAAGCAGAAATTACAACGATTACTCTACCAGCTGCTTCTGCTATAGCAACTGGTCAATATTTTACAATAAATTCTGCATTTGATATTAATCAATACTATGTTTGGTTTAATAAGAATGGCGCGGGTGGAAACCCTATGCCTATTGGTAAAATACCTATTCAAGTTAATATATCTACTGGTGATAGTGCTACAATTGTTGCTGGAGTAGCGAGCACGGCTATTAATGCAATGATAGATTTAGATAGTACAGATAATTTAAATGGAACACTTACTGTAAGTAATATAAGTGCTGGAGCTACTACAGATGCTGTTAATGTTACTGTTGGTACTGGTTTTGGTGTTGTAGTTGATTTTGTCGGAAGTGGTTCTCCATTGAATTATATCTCTGATGGTGATACTTTAGAAGTAGCTATCAAAAAATTAGATGCTAAATTATTAAGTATTGCAATATCAATACCTGATCAAGCATATGAAGAGACTATCACAGTGGCTTCACCTGTTACTGCAAGTACTGTGTTGACAATCCCAGTTGACTCTAGAAATCTTAATCAAGTCAAACCATATGTAGTTGATGAAGGGCAATTAGAAGTATTTTTAAATGGACAATATCTATTACTCGGATCTGACTGGACACAGTTGGGAGTATCTGGTGCAGAATCTACTACGATAACAATTCTTCAAGATTTAGTAGTAGGTGATAGTTTACTATTTAGAATAGATAATTTATCTATTGGTAGTCATGCAGCTGGTGCTGGTGGTGGTGGTGGTGGTGAAGCAAATACAGCCTCTAATCATGGAAGTGGATCCGCTATCTTTAAAACAAAAAGTGGAATAGATCTTCAATTTAGGTCAATAAAAGCTGGAGTTGGAGTAAGCATATTA